GGTTCGTGCCTGACCCCGTACGGACGACGTGGTCAAGAAGATCAACCGTGTCCACGGGTAGGTCGTAGGTACCCGTGTTGTAGGTCAGGGCATGAGTGCCCTGCTCCAGTGTCCACAGGTTTACGCCACGGTTCGCCCAGTCCATGAGGAGCAGGTTCAGACTCCGCTTGGCAGTCCGGAAGTCGTAGCCCGTCCGAAGTTCAGCACCACAACGCTCAAACGCCTCTTCGATGATGGCGTTCAGGTCGAGGTTGAAGTCGGTCGAGGCTGTCGTTTCGTAGGTCACGATTTCTTACTCTTTGCCCGCTTGGCGGAAGCGGCGCGTTTTATCAGCAATGCCCTTGGGTTGTTGCACAAATTGCTTGCCTTGCGCCTTGCCTTTACGCTTGGCGGCGGAGGTTCGGGCATACTCGGCAGAGGAAAGGCTCTTGATAGCAGCCTCTGGAAGATACCTCTCACCCGTGTCAGAAGAGCGCTTACCACTTTTCGTTCTCCACTTCTGCTGAGTCCACGCCTTGAGCGATTTCTGGGGCGTTTTCAATCGCGGTACCCGCCACCCTTGGTCTTGTACTGCTTCGCCAGCAACTGTGCCTTGCGAGCGGACCACTGTCCTGCCTTCGTACCCTGCACGGCACGGGACTTGATCGACTTGAACAGGTTCTCACGCATACCGGGCTTCGTGTAGTTCCCGGCCTCGTTGACCTTGCTCTCGCCGCCCTTGCTGAACGTCTTGATCGGCTTGCCAGTACCGATCACGGGCTGGGAGTCACCACGCCGTTTGGCACGGGGGATTTTGCCCGGCGCGATGACTCCCATACCACGTGAAGGTTTCATCAGACGAACTTGCCCTTGGTCTTGCCACGCATCTCGCAGCCACCGCCACGGACGGAGCCACCTTTGGCGTACTTCTTGACGGAGCCGCCAGAGGATTTACGAGACACCACAGTCTCGGTCCGCTCTACCATATCGCGCCCCTTTTTCGGAGTATATGTGCCAAGCGCTCTACCCATACCTTTGTATGGCGGAGACCTATCTTCTGGGTGGATCAAGTACTTCGAGTTATTCTCTTCGTCGTGGCCGATAATAGGCTCTCTAAACGCCCTGCCGCTTCCACGATAGGGTCCTTTCTTGCCCGCCACAACAGCATTATTACGGATCCTGACGATCTCTTCGTAAGGTATGCCAAGTTGCTTAAGAAGATGGGCCTCTTTCGGGTCACGCGGGTCAAAGGCCTTGTAGCCTCTGGCCGCTGCCTCTTCGTCGCTCATCTCCCTCTTGGATGTCGGACGCTCAGGCACAGCGCCCACCGCCTGCCATCTTGATCATCTTGCCACGGGTCTTACCCTTGGCCTCGCAGCCGCCGCCACGGACAGCACCGCCCGAGGCCATCTTCACGACCTTGGCTTTGGTCTTACCCTTGTGGGTCACACCATCAGCGCCTTTCTTATACATCGTTGGATCTCCTGAATTTCTTGATAATAGATTGAACGGTATCGGTCTCGTAGATGCGAATGCCAGTCCACAAAATAGTGAAGAGCGCAGCGACTGAGGGAAGCATATCGAACAACGCTCCAAGCATCGTGAAAACGGAAATCGCATCAAGTCCGGCTTTTAAGACTTCGCCTGTTTCGTGCTTCATGTCAGCAGTTCCAAGCACGGAGCGACTTGTTGATCCGGCTGTTGGGGTCCTTTGCCGTCTTGGCGCTCGTTAGTTTACTCTTCATGCCTTTCATCCGGGCACAGAATGAGTCACGGCGAGAGCCACCTTCAGGCTGCGGACGCTTCAAGCCGGGCTTGCCGGGGTTCGCCTTGTTGTAAGAAGCCCTGCCTTTGGCGTTCAATCCTCCAGCAGGGTTCTTTCCTTCCTTCCTCTGCCAAGCGGGTGACTTAGCCATAGAAGATCGTGACCTTCGCGGAAGTCGGCAAAGTGACGTGGATGCTGTCGTAGAACAGGATCCCTTCGCCGGGGATGAGGTTGGAGAAAGGGTTGTTCGTGTTCGCAGGGACGTTGAACTGCATCCGAACCGGACCAGTCGCACCGCCATCACGGAACACGAAGTCACCCGCAGTACCGCCCGAGAGGCCCTGATAGCCCTTCAGACGGTACCGCCCAGTCACCAGCGTCCCCGTAGCCTCCGTATGGGCGGCTAAGACGTCTGTTTGCGTGGACATGTTAGTCCTCCGAGATTAGACAGAAGCCGGGATCTGCGAACCGTCCGACGCCCGCTGCGCGTAGACAACCGTGATGATCGCACGGCCCACACCAGCCGCTGCACCAACCGCGTAACGCGACCAGAGCGGCGTATCAGCAGAAGTCGAGGTCTGCCACGCAAGTTGGGTCGTAGCAGTCGCCGTACCACGGAACCGACCGCCAGCCGTGGTGACCACAGCCGCCATCAACTGAGCACCGCCCGAAGCGTTGCCCACCGAGATGGTGGACGTGGACGAGCCACCCGGAACGACGACCTGATCGACCACGATGTCGATGATCTGAGCGCCCTGCGGCAAGTTGCCGAACTGGACATCGACGTTGCCGATACCGGCAGTCACGACGCCCGTGTCATAGGACTGGGAGAGGACGACGACGCCCGTGTTGCGGCCAGCAGCCACGGTGCCATCTTTGACAGTGCCCGAGCGAAGCGGGCCAGAGAAAGTCGAGAAAGACATAATAAGACTCCTTTTGCACAAGTTGCCGTACTGTCTGTGCAACGTCTCCTAGGCGAGTCAGTACGGCGGGGGTTTACCTAGATCTGAACGAAGGTCAAGCGGCCTTGCGCTTCGACCACACCGACCACGCGGCGACAGCCAAGGTGGCGAGGGCACCCGAAACGGCGAGAACCGTCTCCGAGTCCACCACACCCTTGGCAACGAAGAACCCGCCCACCGAGGCAGCGAGAGCGCGGACGATGCCTGCAATCTGTTCACCAGTCATGTTGTACTCCTGTAAGAACAAAAGAGGAAGAGGGGGCCGAAGCCCCCTCCCCCGGATCATCAGGCCGAACCCGGCGAAGCGAACATGCCGAGCGGATCGGACCATCCGAACGAGTAACGCTCGCGGCTCTTGTACCGCACGTTGCCCGTGTCGAAATCGCCGTCCATCGAGTTCGCCAGCGGCGTACGGACGAAGTGCTTCATGCCGTTCGGAACGTCGGTCGTGAGGAACCAAGCGTTCGTATCGGTCAGGAAGTGGTTCACCGTGTAGCCACCGGGGATCGAACCCATCGCCTTCAGCGCGTTGATGTCGTTGTCGGTCGTACCAACACGGAGTTCCGTGTCGAGCAGTCGCTTGGCGACGAACATCAAGGACGGCGGGACGATGAGTTTGCGGGGCTTCGCAGCGATGAGAAGCCCACGCTCGTCGGTCCAACCTGCGATCTGGATGACCGCAGCCTCAAGCGAGGTCTCGTTGAGGTCAGCAGCCGTGAGGCGGTTGCTGTTGGTACCGCCGGAGGTGAGCGGATGCGCCGCCGAGAACAGCGGAACGCCGTCACCGCCAGTCTGAAGGGCCGAAAAGCCGTAGTTCAGAACGGAAGCCGCCTTGACCTGCTTCGTGTACGCCATTGCACGGGCAAGAGCCTTGGTGTAGCGCTTGCTGAGCGAGTCGTACAGGTTGTCCTCAACAGCCTCTTCCGTGAGGGAGAAGCCGAGAGCGATCGTCTCATGGTTGTAGCGGGCAGTCCAAGCCTCCTGCGCATTGTCGTACGCAATCGCCTGACCTTCCTGCTTGACCGGAGCCGCCGAGAAGCCCGACAACTTGGTCTCTTCTTCAAAGGAACGCTCGGAGGTCTCAGTCTCGTAGATCTCCTTATGCTCCTCGCCGTACTGCTTGTACTCCAGACCGAACAGAGCGTTCAGACCGGGCAGCAGTTCCTTCAACAGTTGTGCGCGTGAAATAGCCATTTTCTACTGCTCCTTAAGCCGTGACGCTGCTGTAGTAGCCGTGGGTCAGGACGTTCATCTTGACGCGGCACACGGACTTGGAATGGTGCACCGCCGCCTGTCGATCATCGACCTATCGCCGGCCGGTCGCCAACCT